GTCACAGGTTGGTAGTATTGCTAACCATGACACTGACGCTCTGTCAGAAGGCACCTCTAATCTCTACTTCACTGATGAGAGAGTTGATGATCGTGTTGCTGGTTTGATCAATGCTGGCACTGGCATCTCTGCTACTTACGATGATGCAGGCAATATGCTTACATTGTCTGCCGTCCAAGCAGATCTGAATACTGATAATATTACTGAAGGTAGCACAGCACTGTTTACTACTGCTGCACGCACTCGCTCCCACTTCACATATGGCGTGGGTATTGAGTTGTCTGGTGCTGGTGAGTTGAGTGTCACTCAATCAGATATCAATACTGATAACGTCACGGAGGGATCAACAAATGTCTTCTTTACGAACGCTCGCGCTAGGGGTGCATTTAGCGTTGGTGGCGATCTCGGTTACAACGCTTCTACTGGCGAATTCTCATTCACTGAGCGCACAGATGCTGAGGTAAATGCACTTGCTGATACTCGTATCGCACTGAATGTTGGCACAAACCTTGACCTGAGCAATCAGGACACTGGTGATCTGGCAGAGGGCACTAACCTCTACTACACCAACGCTCGTGCTGATGCTCGCATTGCACTCCAAGTTGGTGCAAACCTTGATATTAGCAACCAGTCTACAAGCGACCTGTCTGAAGGCACTAACCTTTACTACACAGATGCTCGCGCTGATGCTCGTGTCGCCGCTGCTGCTAGTAACTACGCTACTGCTGCACAGGGCACACTTGCTGATTCTGCTACACAACCAGGCGACTTGGCAACCGTAGCAACTAGCGGATCTTATAACGATCTGTCTAACCTGCCTACCCTCTTCTCTGGTGCATATGCTGACCTGACTGGCAAACCTACATTATTCTCTGGTGCTTATGCAGATCTGACTGGCAAACCCACTCTGGGATCTGCCGCTGCTACTGACAGCACTGCATATGCAACTGCTGCACAAGGCACACAGGCAGACACCAATAATACTGATATTGATGATCTTTACACCGCTCTCAATGCGATCGGTAATGATAATTCGATCACAACCGTTGCCCAACTCAAGGCTGCTCTTGTCGCTCTCACTCGCTGATAACTAATGGCTAAACCTACCTCCAAAGCAGAATTAAAGGAGTACTGCCTCCGTAGACTGGGTAAACCAGTCTTGGAGGTCAATGTCTCTGATGATCAGATAGACGACGCTATCGATTATTCTCTGCAAAAATTCCAACAATTCCACTATGATGGATGTGAGAGAGTTTATCTGAAACATCAGATTACTCAGGATGTTATTGATCGTGCAAAAGCACACACCACTCATACCTCTACTGCAGGTAATGATAGTTGGAAAGAGGGCACTGGTTATATTGAGATCCCAGATCATATTTTGGCAGTAGAAGGACTCTTCTCCTTTACTGATAAAGGGACGGCAAATATATTTGATATTCGTTATCAGATGAGACTGAATGATTTGTATGATTTTACATCTACTCAGTTTTATCACTATTACATGATCCAACAGCATTTGGAAACTATTGATTTCCTATTGGAAGGTTTGAAACCAGTCCGTTATCATGCTGTGCAAGATCGTTTGTATATTGATTTCGACTGGGCAGCAGATGCGTTGCTTGATAACTACATTGTTATTAAGGCATATCGTGCTCTGCAACCTACTACATGGACAGAAATTTATGACCAGATGTGGGTGAAGGATTATACTACTGCTAAAATTAAAAAGCAGTGGGGTCAAAATCTTACCAAATTCCAGAATGTGCAAATGCCAGGCGGAGTTACACTTAACGGTGAGATGATTTATAACGATGCTGTTGAGGAATTAAAAATCCTTGACGAGCAACTTCGCACACAATGGGAATTACCACCTCTAGACATGATTGGCTGATATGGCAACTAACTCCTACTTCACACAAGGCACCACTGGTGAGCAAGATCTTGTAGAAGATCTAGTCATCGAGCAGATCAAGATGTTTGGGAAGGATGTGTATTACATCCCTCGCACACTTGTGAATGAGGATACTGTTTTTGGAGAGGATAGTCTATCTGCCTTCAATGGTGCACATTTAATTGAAGCATACATTGAAGATGCATCAGGTTTCCGTGGTGACGGAGACATGTTTTCAAAGTTTGGTATTAGAATCTCTGACCAAGTTACGTTTATCATCTCGCGTAAAAGATTTACCGAGGCAGTCGATGATAACGCCACCTTAATCGTGGAGGGCAGACCCAATGAAGGCGATCTCATTCATTTCCCCCTCGCTAACAAAACATTTGAAATCCAATTCGTGGAGCACGAAGTGCCATTCTACCAGTTGGGAAAGATTCATGTATGGGGTTTACGTTGTGAGCTGTTTGAGTACAGCAATGAAGACTTCAACACGGGCGTTGCGGAAGTCGATGCAGTGGAAGTTAACTTTGCAAATGCAATCACAGTCACCGTCGCTTCGGGTGGGACAGGAGACTTTACCGTTGGTGAGACTGTTACGGGAGGTACCACAAACGTAACTGCAGATGTGAAGTCTTGGGATTCCTCTACTGGTAAGTTGATTGTTATCAATCGCTCTGGTAGGTTTACAATTCCCGAAACCTTAACAGGTAACACGTCTTCAGCGTCTTGGACTACCGCGTCTTACAACACGCTAAATAATGTTAATGATGATACTGACCTTAATTTCACTATTGAGACTCAGGCAGATAACATCATCGACTTCACTCAGACGAATCCGTTTGGTGAATTTGGCAATCAAGGAAGTAGTATCTGATGTTAGGCACTTATTCATATCACGAGATTATTAAGAAGACGGTTGTTGCATTCGGCACCCTCTTCAATAATATCGAGCTGAGACGCACTAGCGGATCTAAAACTGAGGTTATGAAAGTGCCTCTTGCATATGGTCCCAGACAGAAGTTTCTAGCACGTCTCAGAGGCGTTGGAGACTTGTCTACTAAGGATCAGGTGCAGATCACCCTTCCACGTCTTTATTTTGAAATCAATAGTATTTCTTACGATGCAACTCGCAAAGTAAGTCCTACTCAGATTGTCAGAAATACAAAGGCAGATGGAAAGGAGATGAAGAGTTTCATGCCTATTCCTTATAACATTGGATTTGAATTAGGTATTCTATCAAAAAATCAAGATGATGCCCTGCAGATTCTTGAGCAGATCCTACCATTCTTCCAACCTTCTTTTAACATCACAATGAATCTGGTCCCAGATTTGGATGCTAAGAAAGATTATCCTGTGACTTTGCAGTCTATTGATTATCAGGATGAGTATGAAGGAGACTATGATACACGTCGCACATTGATCTATACTTTACAGTTTGTCGCAAAAACATATCTGTATGGTCCTGTTACAGATGTCAGTGGCGAGGTTATCAAGAAGGTCCAACTTGACTACAGTGCAGAAGCTGTTAGGACCGCACCTCGTGAAGTTCGTTATACCGTCACCCCCGATCCTATTACAGCGGATCCCGATGACAATTTCGGATTCAACGAGTTTACATCTACATTTGTAGATTCTAAAGATTGGAATCCAGTGACGGGGCAAGATGAATAACTACGATGGGATCGAGGATGCATTACAGGTGGAGACGGATATCGTCCCTACCAATAAAGCTATTGAGAAGAGCGACGTGGTGGAGATACCAACTGCGACGAAGGATCAACTCAAAAAAGATTATGAATACACCAGAGGGCACCTTTATTCGCTTATTGAAAAAGGTCAAGAAGCGGTTGATGGGATCCTAGAGTTAGCTCAAGAATCTGAGCAACCAAGAGCATTCGAGGTTGCTGGACAACTAATCAAACATGTGGGAGACGTTGCTGACAAACTTGTAGATCTTCAAAAGAAGGTCAATGAGATTGAGAATCCCAAAAAAGGCAAAGAAGTTAATACTACCAACAACACCATGTTTGTCGGTAGCACTGCAGACCTTGCTAAATTCCTTAAGCAGCAAAAAGAATAAATAGCATAGTAGGAGTAAGTATTAACAATGTCAGTATTAAATGTTCTTGACACCCAAACAATTAGCGGTAGTGGCACTGGCTACATCGTCGTAAAGAGTGGTGTCGTTCGTGCTTATGCAGCCTCTGCATCTTCGATTCAATTTGATGCTGGTCCTGCTATCACGTTGGCTGCTGGTGAAGCAATTCTCCTTTCTGTAGGAAAGTCAAAGAGTAGCACTATTTCTGCTGCAACAGATGCAGCGACAATGGTAGTTACTGTTGATGGCGGTGGCACACCTGCCCATCGTTTCGTGGTCGGAGATTACATTGCTACATCCGCAAATGGTGATACTGCTTTTACTTCTGATTTTGTATCTGCTGCTGGCGGCGGGAAGAAGGTAACTGCTGTTACTAACACCACCATCACAACAGACTACGATAGTAGCGCTGCATCGGGGGATTATGCATTATCATCTGCCAAAACTGCCGCTGGGACTATTCCAGTTATTCAAAGAGCAGTCAAACTCACCGCTGGATCTGCTGACGTTGTTGTCGAGCAAGTCCAAGTCGTCGGAGGATAAAGAATGCCCGCCGTCTCCAGAAAACAACAAAGATTCTTCGGGATGGTTAGAGCGGCTCAGAAGGGGGAATTGGGGCAAGCGTCGCCTGAGGTTTCCAGAGTTGCTGCCGACATAAGTAAGAAAGACGCAAAGGATTTTGCATCCACTAAACACAAAGGTCTGCCTGAGAAAAAAATGAAAAAGGAAGATTACAAGTATCCTCTATACGCACCATACACTAAGGTGGATGAGTTTCATGCCAACAAAAAACCGTTGGATGAAGAAGGATATGATCACTGGAGAGATAAGCAACTTGAGAAGTATGGCTCAGGTTATAGATCTGCAGGTAGTCGTCGTGGTATTGCAAGGTCTGGTGGGACGCAACCCAAACCCATGCCTAAGAAGAAGGATGGTCCCTCTGCTTTGGACTATGTGAAGAAGTCCATTGAAGCAAAGTATGGCAAGGGTGCCATCATGGATACTTCTAAGAAAAAGAAGGCAAATGAAGAATATGTAGCTGAGAAAAAAGATTGCGTCAAGAAAGAAAAGAAGACCATGCACAACTGTGCTAAGAAGGTCTGCTCTGAGCAATGGGGTATTGGTGAGTGTGTTTACGGACAACATGCTGTCCCTGATGCTGATGGTAATGTCGCGTGGTATGACGTAATGTTTGAGCATGGCATCGAGAAAGGTGTGGATGTATCAACACTAGAAGTTTTGGAAGAAGGATCTCACGGTGAGCATGTTGAGCATGAAGGTGAGATGGTTGAAGCAAAGGTTGACACCTATAAAAAATTAGATGATGAAGGTAAAGAAGATGCAAGAAACTTGCGTAAGTTTGGCACCTCTCACAATCAGCATGGACATGCTGTTTTAAGGAGAGCACTTCATCGCTCACGCCGTGGAGATAAGAAGGTGAAAGGTGAAAAACCAGTATATGAGAAGGAGAGCGTAGAGCATATCGAAGAGAAGAAGAAAGGTCTCTGGGACAACATTCACGCCAAGAGAAAGCGTGGTGAGAAACCTGCTAAGCCTGGTGACAAAGATTATCCTAAGACTCTCAACGTCGAAGGTTATGATAAACCAGACGAGAAGTTGAAGACTGATCGGGATATGTTTAACATCCCTAAGGAAAAGCAGAATGCTGCAAAGGAGCGTCTTCTCGCTAAAGCAAAAGCAAAGCGTGCAAAACTGAAAGAAGATGTTTGGGATCAGGTTGACATCTTTGAAGAGATGAATGACTGGGAGATCTCACTCCTTAATGATACTATTATCGAAGATATCATTACTGATGTCTTCATCGAAGAATTACAAGAAGGTAGAGATATTGATAGCGTCACAGATATGCTCTGTGAGTCTGTTGATTACTCTCTTAATCTCTTGACAGAAGTATCAGATAAGTATTATGATAGTGCTGTTGCTTCTTCTAAAGCAGCGAGCAGGACTCCTGAAGTAAAAGCTGCTAACCGCAGACAGAAACTTGAAAAGGTTAAGAGTGCTGCTAAGAAGGTTGGATCTGCACTGAAGTCTGGTCTTAAGACTGGCGCTAAACTGGCACGCAAAGGTGCTGTTAAGGGTGCTGAAGTTGCTGGTAAAGCAGCAGGTCACGCGAAAAATCTCGCGAAAGACATGGGTAGTGCCGCTAAGAAAGGTTACCAGTCCACTCAATCTGGATCCTCTTCTAGTGACTCTGATTCTTCCTCCTCCTCTTCTGACTCCTCATCGTCTTCATCCTCGTCTTCCTCTTCCTCTAGCGAGTCCAAGCCCAAGAAGCCTGGTCTGCTCAGCAGAATTGGTAGCAAACTGAAGCGTGGTATCAAGAAGGCAGTTGGTGCTGGTGCAAGATCTCTGTCCCGTGGCGCACGCAACGTTGCACGTCGTCTGGGTGAAGAGACTATCACTGAGCGTGGTGACTTCTGGCATCCCGATCCTGAGAAGGATAAGAAACTGGGTGGTCCTGGTGCTAACCAGCGTGCTCGTGAGGACCGTGCATCCTCATCTTCATCTGCTAAGAAGGAAGATCCTAAGAAACTGAAGAAGGGTGAGTCCTAT